TTCGTATTTGGTACGGTTCGACCCGTCTCTCCCTGAGTATGAATCAGGGGTCGCCACTCGACCTAGCCAAGGATGTCCTGATGAAAATCCGGGCGTTCTAACTGGGTTTGAGTTGGTAGAGATATTCTCACCCAACCCTCCCCCCTCCTTACTTCTTGGATTAAGAGAAGTGGAGTTCCTACCTGTCTCTATAAAACAGGTTTTCGGTCCTAGTTTTTAACTAGTGTTGAAGGCTCTACATCTGCCCTTGTTAAAGGACATGATGATGACCTATAACCTCTACCTAAGGGATAAAACCTGAAGGAAGCCGAAAGCTTTCCCACCGAAGTGGTAAAATCTTAAGGACTCCCGGTCAGCTCTTACCGCCTTGGGTTGGCCCCCAATGCGGCTCGCATAGACTCATGAAAAGAAGTGAGTACTAGCAAGCTGATGCAAAGAGGATCCATTCGTGTGAGTTGTCGAGGTCGAAACCCCGTCCCTACACGGGAGGTTGTGATCATAACCCTGAACTGGGGAGTTCACGGGTGTAGAGAGTCCCAAGCTAGTTTTACGCTAGGTAGATGATGGGGATCTGTGGGTGCAAGCTCCCAGTGAAACTCATCTAGAGACCAGCCCGCCGAGGCGACCTGCTCCGGAAGAAATTCCAAAGAGAAGTAGGGAATGTCTCCAATCAAAAATTAACCAACAATGATAAATCTTTACAGAAATACCATTATATGGCCAATTATTGGTCGAAACCAGTTCTCTACGACTGCAGTGTCCCTGCAGAGACCCGACCATAAGATGTTTAAGGAAGTCAACTGGGATCATATTGAGTCCGGCAAGTATGCCGTACTCGATCCTTTAGACTCCGGTAACATTCTTTATCTCTCTCCCCGAGAGTATGTCGTTGGCTCGAAGACCTGGATTTCAAATGATGTATCAGTAGTAATACTGGCTACACCATCCGATAAACGGCCTACTGATGACCAAACTGACGATACCGACCAGCCTAAGGCTTCCCCCCGAAGAGCTAAGCTCCCGGGTTTTGAAGCCCACGCGAAGTCTTTCAAAGCGCGTCTGTGGAATATGTTCCGTTCACCCCTTGAGCGGTTCATATCCACGACGGTAGCCTCGAAATCTCGGAAAGGTCCCAGTGGGGAATCTGAGATTGAGATACAACCTGCGGTCGAAATCAATGATGGAAACATCGTTGATTTAACTCTAACTTGGGGAAACCTTCTCCATTTTAGACTCTTCGGCCTGGCTTCTGGACGAGGACTTCGCAGCTCTTTGATTGAATTCGCTGAGCATGTGAAATCCATTCACATGAGCCAAGGCGGATTAACTCTCACTAAAAGATTGAAAGTATACGCATTATGTGTGAAGGCTTATTTAGCCGGAACACCATATGCAAGTACTGAATCTCTAGGTGTGAGAATCCGCTTGACGCATGGATTGCCCAAATGCCTACCCGCCTCCGTGCGTACTGCTATTCGGTCTAAAGGAGTACGACCAATTCGGTTCTGGATTTCTCTATTATTCTTCTATAAGGGCATGGTGGTAAAACACCCTGGCCCGGATATTAGTCTAATTGTCTCAAATCCACCGGCTCTCGAGCCGGTGACATTTGGTGACTTTATGAGATTTCTTCCCGACTTTGTACGACTCTTTAAAGACGTATTATCCACTCATCCCAAACCCTCTTTCAAGGATGTGGATTTCCTTTGTTCCTTCAAATCAGGTCCCAATGGACGACCGGCCCAAGGCCGGATCCTTGATGACCTCTTTGCTTGGATATTGGATCTCGCACATCGAAATGGTTTGATACCTGAGTTGGATAGTAGCACACCTAACCCTCCTGCTCTCGACGCCCTACCCATGATAATCTCGATAAGAGATATGATGGTTCAAGCCCGAGATGGTTGCGAAAACTCTCTCCGGACGCTAATGACGTCCCCGCTCTTTTGCTATGCTAAAGAAGCGGGAGCACTTCATTGGCTCCTAGAGAAAATATTGCCTCTCTTTGCTGAACTGGAACGCATTTATGCGACTCCAGAACAGGAGGAGAGTACAAAGCAACTTCAGGATGAATTAAGTGCCTTTTTCGGATTGGACTCAGAAGCACCATTAGATGTAGATCTTTCCGATCTACCAGGGTTTTCACCCTATGGTGTTCCTGATATTGATCCTGCCCTGCGCTCTACACTTGATCCCGATGGAAAGTTGGACCCTTCAGGTTCTAAGAACATGAAGAAGGCCGACGATCCAAAGTGGTCGTATGTTAAGTCGACAAGGTGGGATCCCAATTCCAAAAAAGGGTACAACGAAGTTCTGGATAATGACCTACCTCGCTGGGCAACCCTCCCGTCTTCCTCTAGTAATCATCCGAGACTTACAAAGCTGGCCTTCTTAGAAGAGCCGGCTGGTAAGGTTAGGACAATTGCTTTAGTGGACTGGTGGACCCAGCAAACCCTGAAACCAATCCATGATTGGCTGTTTAGGTTGCTAGCTTCGTTACCTACTGATTGCACTTTTAATCAAGAAAAGGGCGTGAAAACGTTCCGACCTAAATCGGACGCTCACGTATCCTCCTTCGATCTAAAGAGTGCGACAGAGTTAATTCCGCAAGCTCTCTATTCAGTCGTTCTAGGACAGTTTCTAGGGCAGTCTGTGGCTGTAGCCTGGATGAACCTGTTGTGCGATCGATGGTTTCATTACGACACTAAAGATGGGGACAAGCATTCAAGCTTTGAACCCATCCGTTATCGTCGCGGTCAACCTATGGGAGCATTGAGTTCCTGGGCCTCTATGGCCTTGGTTCATCATGCTCTCGTTCAGTTTTCCGCCTGGAGAATCGGAAAGTACCCATTCTGGGACTACCGAATTCTCGGCGATGATATTGTCATCGATGGACTAGAGGTCTCCGACAGCTACTTAGCTACTTGTGATGCTCTTCAGGTCCCGGTGTCCCTTTCGAAATCGCTTCGTTCAACGAACGGTTTCTTCGATTTTGCGAGCCAGATAATGCACGGTGAGCTCAACTACTCTCCGATATCAATCAGAGAGGAGCTTGCCTCATGCACACCTGGTAAGCGAGTCGAAGCAGCAATGCGTCAGGTTCGCCGAGGACTTGTTGATATAACAAGCAATGGCTGGTTCTCTTCCTACCTTCGTTATGTCGTTAACCCTTGCGTTTATTCGCAAGTGGTTGATGCTCGTAATGGAGGAAAGTTAGAATCCGCTGCCAAAGTAGTATTATTAACCACTCTTGGGAGCCTTGAGAGTCCATTCGGAAGAATGGGTCTCCCAGGGCGACCAGAGTTATCTGCTATTGACTATTTCCAGTCTTTATTGACTGGGATTGAAGTCTTCAGTAGAGGTTTTAATACTCTCTTTGGGCTTAAGGGTATCTGGCCTACGGCAGTTAAAGATCTTCTTGCGGAAGCCTTGGTGTTCAAAGCCAAGGACGTACGTAGAAAGTATCTTCAATTGAAGCCGATCTTCGACCAATGGAGATTAGTTTCCACAACTGGGTGGGGGGCCATGTTCATTCGCCCGATGTTGTTAGGAGAGTGGCAATTTCTTGCTCCTCTTCTAGCTACTTATAACACACTGCAACGTAAAGTTGACAGTATGAATGAGTGGGAAGGGCGTTTCGCCGTTGAGGCGGACGCCATTACAACAATCGATGAAGTGTCGACGCAAGTCGGCATGACATTCGGTGAACAGATGACCGATGAGATAATTTTATCTTATTGGGATCTGATGACCGAGGCAGATGACCAACTGGCCCTGAATCCTGAAATGGTACTTGGGGTAGTACCAGAGAAAGAATTAGATCATTTGACTAATCCTTCTCCCGCGAAGATCAACCGTTTCTTACGGATGACTGCACGGATTCAGGGGTGGAGTGACCTTGTCACAATCCTTTCAGCGTCCAAAAGCTCGCCAATCCTAGGGCAGCCAGGTCTGAGCGACCCGGGGTATCTCAAGATACTACTGGAAACTCAAAACCAAGGGACAACTCCAGTGATAGGTTAATCACTTAAAGTCACCCCTACAGTTAAGAGGGTCCGAGCAGAAGACTCGGTTACCAATCTGTCAAAGGCTAGGAGCTGAAGAAGCGCTGTGCGAC